GTATGGCTCCACCTTTCGGTTGACGATTGCCCCAAGGGGCGGTCTCACTTCCGTGAGAGGGTGCAGTTTAATGCGGTTGTATGCTTACGCATACTACAGACCTTGTAAAAGGTCGGGACGGGCACGAAGTGCCTGTAGCTGCTTTATAGCAGCAAATCTTGCTACCAAATGGTAGCAATGAAGGATGACCTTGACCACAGGGTCACCCATTAGCTCTCCACGTGTAGTGAAGTAGCATCTGAGAACTTTATTCTCATCCATTTCCTCGACTTGTCGAGGAGCACAAAGGGCAAACATTGAAGTTTGCCTGTACCATGTGGGCATACCCACATTGTAACATAGGCGATTGCACATCGCCTGTGCCACTGCGTGATCGCAGTAGTTAGTGGCCTGTTCCCAATCTGTGGAGAACAGGAAGATATCTTTGTCACCAAAGATGAAATTCGCAGCAGGATTCTTGTGCGAAAGGCGCTTGAAGAAATTCCAAGCGTGGTTTGCCGCCCCAACACCTGATCGGGATGACGGTATTACTGTTAGATACTCTAACAGTATATGTGACATGACATGCAAGAGCATGGCATGTGCGAGGTGCGATACAGTTATCGCACGGTACTTCCCTAGTTCTGCAACTAGAGAAACTCTGACAGACATCACGTTTCTGTCGTATATAGTTTGCCTATCGACAAACTGATTACAGGCCCAGTGGAACAGGCATTCACCTGTTCCATTGTCACCGGGCCTGAGAATCCTCCCCGTAGGGAGGCCGGTCTCCAGATTTAACTCTGGAATTTCTGGGTTTGAAACCAGAACTTTTCTGGCAGCTTCAAGCTTGCCACCAGACGCGGTGTTCGTAAAGAACTCCCCACTATCACTAAGTGATATCTTGGCCTTGTTTATTACAGAGGACCAGAACCGGGCTGAATTTCCTTCAGCTCCTATAGACTCCACCACTTCCTGGTGAAGGTCATCTACACCGGCAGCGATGTAGTATTTCATCCGTTCATAGACGGACGGATCTGGAGGCTCTGTGAGAACCTCCTTAATTTCCTGAAAGGTCTTCAGGAATACTTGTCGGGGGGGTACCCCCGATGCACGAGTTTGGCTCAGCAGAGCTACTCTGTACATATCGATAGGAGTCTTCCTATCGGACATAAAGTCAGTGATGACTTTAAAGAAAGACATCTCTCGCGGGATGTCGATGGAACTTATGTTCCCGACAGGGTTGAAACCCTGCTCTTTGATTGCTTTACGCAACCTCTTTACCTTCTCGTAAGCAGAAGGCATTTCCGGGATTTCGTCCCGGAAGTAGTCAGGCAAAAGCTGACAGATCAGGCAGTTAATTACCTGATCAATTCTGGACCAAACCAGAAGCTCTTCCCATTCAGGGAAGCCAAGGACGAGTTGCATGACCAACCCGTCGACAGTAGCTAAGATCGTTCTTAGCTTGTGTACCCCTGACGGGGACACCTTCATGTTCACAAGGTTGTGAACACCTTGAGGCCCGGAGAAGGACCTCATACCAGCGAGCAGTCGTAAAACTGCCACGCCATTTGGATTCCACCTTCCAGTGGAGTCTTTCCGAATTAATCTTCGGAACCAATATGTCCCCTTGTAGAGGACAGTCTGAGCATGCCAAATACTTGGCAGCTCGTGAAAATGGACCCTCTTATCGAGTCCAGTGATTTCCCTTGAGAGTTTAGACTCCCAAAGGTTTTGAGCGTCCCAGCAGATCTTTATCTGTGGGACGGGATCATCCGCGCGAATGCACGGACCGAGCACTTCTTTACAGAAGTGGAATAGTTCCTTGTGTTCAAGACCACAAGGACAATCTCTCTTTTGACGGAGAGTAGACGTGCACGGAAATGAATCCGTGCTTAAAGTGTGGTCTTCAAGAGACCATACCATTATTGCTAATGGCAATGTACGTAAAGGGAAACACGATTTCTCTAAGGATGTTTACGTGAAACTCGTACTCACAACTCCGAAAGGAGAAGCTCGCAAG